TATGGTCGGCCAAGCACTGCAACAGCGACCACCGCCTGTGTTGCAAGCGATTGGGCAGGCACTAGCTCAGGGCGTGCCACCGGCACAAATCTTCCAACAGATGTTGGCAGCAACGCAGGGGGGCGGTGGTAAGCCGCAACAAGCAGCATGAGTGGCACAACTGAAGACAGCATACTGAAGAACATCCCTGACTTCGCGGATGGAGGCGATGATGGCCAAGTTGAAGGTGGCAGCGATACACAAGGCACGTCGTCAACGCCTGCGTCGGGCAGTGAAGGTGGTGGCGATGGACGATCATCAGCGCCGCCTACTCAAACTGGTGGCACAGGCAGCGGAGATGACCGATCTGCACAACAAGTGCAGCGACGGCACGACGGGTTGGTCGAAGTCCCAGGTGATGGTAGTACCCGTGATCTAGTTGATCCGGTAACGGGACGCACGGTTGCCAAGGGTGGTATCGAGCGGCGTGTGTTTGAGGAAGGTCAGCGGCACGCACGCGAGAACAACCAGTTGAAGCAGCAGTTAGGTGCTGTGCAGCGGCAAGTGCAGAGTGGCAATCAGGTGATGCAGGAAGCCACACGGCTGAACATCAGTCCTGAGGACCACATGGTTGCGATACGGGTGATGAGCGACTTCCTGCGTGATCCCGTGCGTACACTTGGTATGTTGGTCGAAGAGGTGAAGAGCAAAGGCTATCCCATCCCGTTCCTGCAAGAGGGTGTCAACCCTGGCATGGACCTGAATGCGATCAGCCGCATGATCGACAACAAGCTGCAACCGCTGACACAGGAGCAGCAGCGTAATCAGCAGCAGGTGCAGTTGCGTCAACAGGCCGAACGGGAGTTACAGGGTTTCCTGGCTGAGAACCCCGAAGGCAACGCAAACCTTGACGTGCTGACCGAGATGTTGCAGGCTCAGCCTGACTTGAGTTTGCATGCAGCCTATACGAAGATGATACGTTGGGCACATGCTAACGGACTTGACTGGTCCCGACCGCTAAAACAGCAGTTGGGTCAGCCACAGCAGCCTAACTCCCAGCAGCCGGAACCACAGCCGCGTCAGATACCAGGACGCAGAAGTGCATCGGGTAATGGTGCCGCACCTGTCGGCAACAACGCACCGATGAGTGAAAACGCATCGTGGGGCGACATCATTCGTCAGGCGATGCAAGATCATGGTGTCCAGTTGAACTAGGAGTAGGCAATGCCTGTTGGAACAATTATCCCCGCTGTAGCAGACGTACTGCACAGCACAATGACGAAGAGCCGACGCAAGTTGGTTATGGCGAGTATCAAATCCAATGCACTCATGGCATGGGTATTCGCTAACGATCGAGTGGAATACGAAGACGGTGGATACAACATCACCAATCCACTCACTGTTGGACGCAATCCGAACGTTACCAGCTACAGCTATTATACGCCGCTGCCGGTTAACCAGACGGATGAGTTCGACACCGTTGAATACGGTTACAGTCGAGTTGCTGGATCAGTGATCATCTCTGATCAGGAGCAGGATGAGAACAAGGGCGCAGCGCAGATATTCAAGCTCATGCGTGAGAAGATGAATGTGCTTGAGGAGTCCATCAAGGACAAGTTCAGTCAGTACTTGTACGCGGTTGGTGGTGGTATGGACCCACTGGGTCTTGGTAGCGTGATACCGACCAACCCGACGACTGGCACGCTTGGTGGCATCAACCGTGCAACGCAGCCGCAGTGGCGCACGAGTGCATACATCTTTGCTGGTGGTATGGACAGCACGAACATCGAGGAGGTGTTCGATGATGTGCTGATGGACCTGACACTGAAGGGTGACAAGCCCACAGTGATCCTGGTTGGACGCAACATCTACCGCATGTATCGGCAGGCTGTGCGTGACAAGCTCACGTTGCCGCTGAGTGAGGGACGTGCTGGTAAGCGCATGTTTGATTTGGGGTTCGAGGGCTGCCTGCATAACAACATCCCACTGATGTATGACGAAGACTGCCCGGTGTCGTATGCGTACTTCATCAATGATGAGTTCCTGCGACTGCACATGCTGCGTGGCGTGAACATGAAGGTCAAGGAGTTGGTGGCCCCGTGGAACGTCGATGCGGTGGGTAGTCGTGTGGTGTGGCAGGGCCAGTGGTGCATGTGGCGTGCGTTTAGAACTCATGCAGTGTTGACGAACTGATGCCAGCCGCACCTGCAAAGCCACCGCCAATTCAGACGACGCCCGTCACCACACCGGTGTACTGGCGTCCACAGAATTTAGATCCCCGCTGCACAAGCTGATGAGGGTGTCATGAGTTACTCGAACGAGAGTGAAGAAGACCGCCAACGTCGTGAAGAGGAAGAGCGTGTCCGACGTGAGGAAGAAGAGCGCCAACAAGTAGAGAAGACGAACGAGCCGGGTGCCGAGCCACTCACTGATGAGAAGGTGTATCCACAGACTGCACCGACTGAGCCGCGTGTGACCAATGTTGGTCGTACGCAGGAGGAGGAAGAAACTGACGTGCAGCCTACGGATGAGGAGCGAAACCAGTCAACACGTGTTGACACGTCTGAGCATGACGATGGCATTGATGCTGATGGTGACACACCGTGAGCGGCACGATTGACTTCAAGCCTGCGTTCCAAGCCGAGAAGGTGACTGGTCGGTTCATCCGCACTGTGGTGCACATCGAGGAAGAAGTGCGTGACGTTGGTCCGCTCAAGAACAAGCAGATCATTGCACGCAGGTTGGTGCCTAAGCAGGAAGAGTTCACTGACGGCTACATGATCTACTTCCCACAAGGGCACAGCATGTTTGTGGCTGCGGATGACACTGAGCAGTTGCAGAGGATTGGTGTGTTGAGCAGGCCACACATGGTGGACATGAACAGCGGTGAGATTGTGCCTGAGACGTACAGTCTGTCACCGAAGGAGATTGTGGAGCGTAAGCAACACAACCGACCGAGGGCCACAGGTGGGCTTGCCACACTAGAAGGAGACATTGAGTAATGCCCAATGTAATGACCAACCCGACGTTCTTCCCGCGTCGGATCAACAATTACGTCCCAGCGATGATGTATAGCTCGGATGTGAACTGGAACGGTGTCACGCGTGTGAGCTTCGGTGCACCTGCTGCGGCTAATGCCACTGCGATTGTGAATGCGCAGAGCATTGCAGTTGCACTGAGTGTGGACCTGACTGGTGCTACACCGATTGTCGAGACGTATGGACGCACGATCTCGGTTGTGGCCAGTGGTGCAGCGACATCCACGTTGACGGTGAAGGGGTGGGACTACCTCGGTCAACCGATCAATGAGGACTTCACACTGAATGGTGCAACACCTGTGGCTGGTAAGAAAGCGTTCAAGGCGTTCCAGACACTGGTGATCAACACGACAACGGCAGCGACCACGATCAACATCGGCACTGGTGCTAGTCTTGGTTTGCCATACAAGGCACTGAGGGCTGAGTGGGAAGTGGCGAACGGTGTTGCGGCTGCTGCTGGTACACTGATTGCTCCTGCACTGACTGATCCGCAGACTGCAAGCACTGCTGATCCACGTGGTGTGTATACGCCGACCACGGCACTGAATGGCACGAACATCATCAGTGCAGCGTTCAGCTTCGCCAACGATGTGAACACGGCCAACAACGGTGGTCTGCACGGCATTCGTCACTTCGCAGCGTAGTCCCTACAACGTGCGTAGTGATGAACTGGCAGGCGGTGCGTCGTCCCAAGCGCGCCGCCTGTCTAGCAGGAGGGCTGTATGGCAGGCACCCTTGTCAGGGACATCGTAAACGCAGTCATCACTGAGTTATCACAAGTGCCCGGTGTGGCGACGCAGATTTACGCGTCGGGGCGCATACGTCAGTACGTGCAGGATGCGTACCAGCTAGAAGTCGATGAGTTGTGGTGGCCACGGTATATGCTGTGGCAGACCGTTGGTGTCGATGGTGCGACTGGTCTGCTGACTGCTGACCTAAAGGGACCGATCAGCTACATCGACGAGTACGAGGACATCCGTGCGGTGTTCCCTGCTGGTAGCAATCGACAGCTTGTCGAGTTCCCACAGTCGATGAACCCGGATGGGATTGTCAGCACTGGTAGCAGCAGTCGGTTGTTCGTGACGCCTGACTACACAGTGCCCCACAGGCCATTCAAGGTCATACCGCCCACCACGCTGTCTGTGACTGTGCATGCGAGGCAGAGCACGCCACTGCCACTGTCAGATGACACGACGGTGTATGTGGACAACCTGCTGCTTCAGTACGATGCAGCGTGGGCGTACTGCGTGGATGACGGAACGGTGCCTGCGCAGGTGAACAAGTTCCAGATGCTTGCCACTGCGCGTAGGCGTCGGTTGACTGCTGCAATGGCACAACAGCCGTTGTTGCTCGATCCACGGTTCCCGAGTGCAAACGTGGACGGATCAATGGGCGACTTCACTTACTTCGTGCTGGACTCGGACCCACTGGCATGACGACGACGACGTTCTATCGTGGCGAAGACCCACTGCGTGCAGACAAGCTGAACCAAGCATTCAGTGAGCGTGTCAGTCGTGAAGGCGACACGATGGCTGGCATGCTGACGTTGGCACAGGACCCGATTGACATCTTCCATGCTGCTACTAAGCAGTATGTGGACACGAGCATCGCTGGTATCTCACCGGGTACGTACTTGCCAATCGGTGGTGGTACGATGGAAGGTGACCTGTTGCTGTATGGGCCACCGACCAGCGACATGATGGCGGTGACGAAGAAGTACGTGGACGACAACATCGTTGTTGGCGCGTACTTGCCACTGACTGGTGGCACGCTGACAGGTGTGCTGACACTTGCGTTCGATCCTGCGTTGCCGTTACAGGCTGCGACCAAGCAGTACGTGGACAACCGGGTGACGGTTGGTAGTGCGTCACTGGTTGTGTCTGATACGCCACCTGTGCCTGTCAGTGGTGGTATGTGGTTCAGCAGTGCAGACCTGCAACTGTATGTGAATTACCAGGACCCGACTGGTAGTCCACAGTGGGTGCCTGCCACGAACACGCCGTTGCCGTTCGACACGTATGCACCGTTGTCGATGGTGCAGGCTAACGTTGGTCGCAATCTTGTCCACAATGGTCTGTTCAACGTCGCGCAGCGTGGTGGTGGGCCGTTTACCACGAGCGGTTATACGCTGGACCGTTGGACCTGCGCTGTTGGTGGCGGGACGGTTTCGGTCAGTCAAACGGCAGCAGGGGACTATGATCGCAGCAGCATCAGTGATGAAGCAGTAAGCAACATCTTCACCTGCGTTGGCGCAGGAACGTCTGGTGCAGGTGACTATGTAATCCCTGGCGAGCATCACATCGAGGATGTGCGTAGACTGTCTGGTAAGACGGTTACCCTGACTTTCTGGGCACGAGTGATTTCCGGCCCCGCCACATCAAAGCTTGGCATTGATCTCTACCAGAACTTTGGCACAGGCGGTTCACCGTCCGCGATAGTTAAGCTGACTGCGCAGGCTGTCACGCTCGCAGCCGGATGGGTGCGCTACACAACGACCTGGAACATACCGAGTATTGCAGGCAAGACGTTTGGCACGACACCGAACACCAGTTTTACTGCCGTCCAACTTTGGATGAGTTCCGGTGCAACGAACAATGCCGATGCTGGCGGTATCGGTGTGCAGAGCTACACACTTGGTCTCTGGGGCGTCCAGCTAGAGATCGGCAGCGTTGCCTCGCCGTTGGAGAAGATAGAGTATGCCGATGATCTGCAACACTGCCAGCGGTTCTTCGAACGTCGGGCACTGGCTGCCAATGAAGCTATTGGTGTCGGCACGACGCAGACAAACTTCAATCCACCGACCGCTTATTTCGTTATGCTGCCATTCAAGGTGACCAAGCGTGCCGCGCCAACCATCACAACGTCTGCGGTCGGGAGCTTCTTTGTGGCTGGGATGGCTGCGAGCGGCATATCGACAGGATCGAGCGCGGATACTGCATGGATGCACGTTGCTGCGCCCAGCGGAAGCACTAACGCTCCGTGGACCTGCGTCCCTGTGCAGGCAAGCGGAAGTGGTGCAACAATCGACTACTCGGCGGACCTCTGAGGTAACCCATGGCATTCGACTTCCCCAACACACCAACCATCGGTCAGGTCGTCAATGGACCGAACGGTGCACGGTATACGTGGGATGGTGACAAGTGGGTAGCGAGTTCTGGTAGTGAGACACGACAGGTGCCGATTGCGTTCCCGTTCGTTGGTAAGCCAACTGCTGCCATGCAAGTCAACGTGCCACTGCCACAGGG